AGCCCCGAGAGGGGCTGGCCGACGCAGTGCATACCCACACCCATGGAGAAACCTCCATGAGTACAATACCAGAGGAGTTGTTCTGCTTTGAGTCCACCTAAGACACGTTCGCGCCCTCTCCCTATTTCATGGGGAAAGGGTAAAACGAACGTGACACTGGTGCGCGGGGATCTGGTCATTGAACAACCAGTCCAACGCGCATCATATAGTGGACCTCAAGGGACACAGGTTACTGTGTCGGAAGGGCACCCCTTTCACTCTCGTAAAAAGGGAGAGTTAGGGGATATTGGCGGAAACTTCTCTACCACGCGCTCATACGCTATCCCACCGAAAGGTGGGACGGGTATGGGTTGCACGGTAGTAGAAGATGGATGGACCAAAACCGGAAGGTTCACTGGTCCTATCCTTGCCGTCAATCCTCGCGATTTGCCGATGCCACCCTCTGCTCATTCCAGTGATGATGATCTGGATGAGCATGGTGCCACGGCAATAGCTAGGTGTAAGCCCACAAACTCAGTTGCTAACGCTGCAACCTTCCTCGGCGAGTTGTATAAGGATAAACTACCCCTTATACCCGGTTCCCATACATGGGAATCGAGGAACCTCAAGGCCAAACAGGCCGGAGAGGAATTCCTAAATGTCGAGTTCGGTTGGCTACCTCTAGTGAGTGATGTTAATTCACTAGCATACGCCGTCACGCACGCTGAGACTGTCCTGTCTCAATACGAACGTGACGCCGGTAAGGTAGTCCGCAGACGCTACAACTTCCCAGAACAGAGGACCATTGAAAGCGGTCCGTTCGGATTTGATACGCAAACTGCGTATTATTCTCCGGCTGCGGAAATCTTTCATGCTGGTCCTAGGACTGCTGGAGTGTGGACTCGTGAGACGGTCCACCGTCGTTGGTTCTCAGGGGCATTTACATATGCTATGCCCTCCGGATACGACTCCCGGAGTAAGCTTAGCAAATATGCCCTGTACTCCGATAAAGTACTCGGAGCGAACCTGACGCCAGAAACACTCTGGAATCTAGCACCCTGGAGCTGGGCCACAGATTGGTTTGCCAATACTGGAGATGTGATTTCTAACATCTCTAGTTGGTCAGCCGATGGCCTGGTTATGCAGTATGGGTACATGATGGAACATTCCATCGTGACTGATACCTATACTCGCGAGAATTCTGGGTTGATTAACAACTCAGTTCCCGTGCAACCTGTAACTCTGGTCACTGAGACCAAGGTACGCAGGAAGGCAAACCCCTTTGGTTTTGGCGTAAGCTGGGACGGTTTGTCACCGATCCAGCTCGCCATAGCTGCCGCTATCGGTATTACTCGATAACGGTAGTCAGTGGTATACACTGACGTCAACCACCAATGCAGGTACACTATGTGCCTGCGAAAGGAGCACGCTTATGGCGTTCTCAGACCCCCAGTCCGTCACCATCTCGGGTTCCACTATTTCTCTTCCCCGTGTTTCTACGGGTCAGGGTTCTAGTGATTACCTGAGTTCTGACGGGCTGGTGAAGCTCTCAGCGTCCAATGCCTACGGGCGAAGGACGCGTCGAGTGCTTCGGCTTGACCACAGCAAGATCACCGCGGATCCGTTTATCCCCGCGCAAAACAGCAAGGTGTCGATGTCCAATTACTTGGTCTTCGACACCCCTGTTGCGGGGTATTCGAACGCGGAGGCTCTCGCCGTGTACGTGGGTTTTAAGACCCTGTTCACGGCTTCGACTGACGCCCTCATCACCAAGCTTCTTGGCGGTGAGAGCTGAGGTCGTACGACCGGTTACTCGAAGAGGAGCCAGACTTTGTCAAAAAAGTCCGGAAAACCGAATTCGAGCCGATCGGTGACGGGAATCGACGACCGTTCTCCCACCTTAATACTAAGGCGTGGAAAACGTCGCGGTTCACGTCGGGAGAGGAACCTCGTCATAGTACTTCCCTTGCCTCAGAAGGCAACGGCTGTACTTGTCGGGTTCCTTCTTGTTGTGGCCGACATTGTCCCTGTTCAGGAATGTATTAAGTTCCTTTCAGGGCAATGATCTGTGAGCCCATAGGCTAGGAAAGACCACCTCTATTTAAGGAGGGGCTTTGAAAAGCCTATTGTTGCTCTGGCAAAAGCTGGCAGAGGAATCTGCCAGTAGGTGTAGCACTAGCGCCACCCTTGACTGCAAAACAGTCAAGTGTCGGTTCGAACATGAGGGGTTATCGTTTTTGACGATAACCCTACCTGACTTTGGAAAGGAGCTCCAAAAAGCTCTGGACCAAGGTCATGTCGATCGTCGTCTTTTCACCGGATTCCGGCGAAAAGGAGAGCTCCCCCTATTTCTAGGAGGTTTTCTCGATCGTGTGTTCGACCGTGACAGTGGTCGTTTGTTCAACGATCCTGACATCGATGCAATTCTTGCTTTACGTCAACTTACGTTGATGTTTGGCAAGATCCTCCTTCCCAGCAGCGATGCTAGGTTTAGAGGTGCGATGAAAGGATACGTTGATTGTGAGCAGGATGTTCGACACGCAGATATTCTTCGAACTTCTGAGCAACGCTCAGACTTTCTTCGAGTATCCGCTGTGCTATTTAGTGCCTCATTCACGAAAATGGATCGTAAGATTCATGATCTTGAATTGGTACCAAAGCACGGGCCTGGTTCTACTGCAGACCGCTTACTGGGAAACCAGAAGTGGAATCAGAGAACCTGGACCACTCGTTTGGAGCGAATTCTCCCCGCTGGGGAGTTTTTGCTTCCTAATTGGCGTTATTATGACCAATTAGACGAGGTCGACATCCTCGAACCTGGTTCTGAGATACCCGTGAGGGTTATCGCAGTTCCTAAAACGCTAAAAACACCAAGAATCATTGGGATTGAACCGACTGCTATGCAATATGCACAGCAGTCTATCCTTCCCGTGATTCTTGATTCTCTGTCAAAGGGCCTCACGTCGAAAGACTATGAGGATGACTCCCTTTCAAAGATGCTCGGATTCGAAGACCAGGAGCCTAATCAGCTCATGGCTTTGGAAGGTTCCCGTGAGGGTAACCTGGCTACACTCGACTTGAGTGAAGCCTCCGATCGTGTTTCTAATCAGCTCGTACGTGATCTATTCTCTCGATGGCCCCATTTGCATGAGGCCGTCGATGCGAGTCGATCACGGAAGGCTGATGTACCTGGTCATGGCGTTATTCGCCTTGCCAAGTTCGCGTCTATGGGTTCAGCCCTTTGCTTTCCCGTTGAAGCTATGGTCTTCTTGACCCTTATCTTCATGGGAATAGAAAAGGAGCTCAAACGCCCACTGACTCGGAGTGACGTAAAACGTTACTCCGATCAGGTGCGCGTCTACGGTGACGACATAGTGTGTCCCGTAGATACGGTGCATCCCGTTGTTTCGATGCTCGAGTCTTTTGGGACTCAAGTTAATCGAAGCAAGTCTTTCTGGAATGGCAAATTCCGAGAGTCTTGCGGAAAGGAATATTACGATGGCCACGACGTTAGTATCGTCAAGGTCCGTCGAGTGTTCCCAACACAACGGCAGGATGCTCAGGAAGTCATTAGCTTGATTTCTCTTCGTAATCAGCTTTATTTTGCTGGTTACTGGAGAACTTGCCAATGGCTTGACGATCACATTAGGGGATTGATAAACCATTTCCCTGTTGTGCTACCGTCTTCTCCTGTTCAGGGCCGACATAGTTTTCTTGGGTATGAGACCCAAAAGCTATGTCATGAACTACATCGCCCCCTAGTCAGGGGTTATGTAGTGAATGCCGACATCCCCAAAAATTCTTTGGACGATGTCGGGGCCCTCACTAAGTACCTCTATAAACGCAGCGATATGCCATTCGCTGACGAGAGGCACTTAGAGCGTTCTGGACGGCCCGCAGCCGTTAACCTAAAACTGCGGTACGCCACTCCCTATTAATTAGGGGGGTGCCGGCTGAAAAGCCGGGGGGGAGATCCTAAGTGTTCTCAGGGTTCCGGTCTAACCGGTCCCTGTAGACACAGAGATCTCGCTATTGACTATCGTTACCTCCCTTCGGGGATTTAGCGGTTTGTCATGGGAG